AAAAGTACATCCTGTTAATGCTCTTGTTGAATCTAATGGAGTTACATCATATAAAGAATCTGCATCATAAATATATAAACATTTATTAGTTCCGATAGCCGCGTATCGTCTGCCAGTTAAATCGGTCCACGACCATTGTGCTCTTGCAGCGCCAGCTATTAATTTATCTGTAATTTGTTCCCAACCACCTAGTTTTTCAGGTGATCCATATCTAAATCTAACATTATTGCCATCAATCCATTCACCCATAGCTTGTGAAGCCGTGGCTTGTTTATTAAACCCTGGTTTTAATGGTATCTTAACTAAAGGCATATTCGGTATTTTATACTAAAATACCTCACTAGTAAATTAAGAGCCTAATTTCTTCCACGTTGTAGGACTTGGTATATTGTGCTCCGATACAACATTAGGTTTCATTGTTAGCATAATATCACCAGAAATTGATATTCTAGGTTTATTAGTAGTGTTTACTTGAGTTTCATGAAATATCATACTTGGAAATACAATCAAGTTTCCTGTTTTAGCTGGGTAGATTGCACTTGCATAATTTACTTCTGTAAATTTACTAAAGTATTCTTTTCTTACTGGAATGTTTAATCCAATTTTACATAATTCATCATCTAAGAATACTAAGTCACCTTGTTCTTCTGCATAAGGATAATAAACAAAACTATAATGAGAAGCCATATGTCTATGCGAATGAATATACTGATCTTTAACAGCAAACGTTGCCCAAGCTTTAGTTATATAAACTTCTAATAATTCTAAACTAAGATGTTGGGTTTCTAATGCTTCTATTATCTTTGGTTGAATTGCATCAAATAACTTTTTAAATCTTTCATCACGATGGATACCATCATTTATAGATTGTAATTCATGTGGTTTAATGTCCGTGGTCCGTGCGTACTGGATATTGGTTGGTGTAATTTCTTTATTAATTAACGGAATTATTTCTTTATTAATTTCTTTAAAATTATCTAAAGCTGTAATATAAATAGCTTTACCAAACCACTTGGATATATTGCCCATTACTAATGAATATACTTTATTTAAATAAAGTCAATTAAGAAACTCTTAGGAATCTGTATACAATTTCACCGTTTCCACCAACAGCACCAAGAGTACAAAAACCATATCCTTGATTACCGTATTGAGCTCCACCACCGCCACCTCCAGAACCTCTTGTTCCTGCAGTAGCGTTAACATTTTGTCCTTGAGGAGATCCTGCTCCTCCTGAAATATTTCCTGCATAAGAGGCTGCACCAGTGCTTCCACCTATTTGACAGTTATCTCCACCACAATTTCCATTATTACCACCATCTGCTCCATTACCTGATTGATTAAAAGTTCCTACAGGTCCACCTGTACATGTTGAAACAGTTACAACAACACCTGATTGATTAAAAGATCCAGATGTAATTGCAGTTCCTGAAATAGTTGAAATTCCAGCAGTTCCTGCAGTATTAGTTCTAATTGGACCTTGACCACCTCCACCTGTTCCAGATGCTCCGCCTCCACCTGTTAATGAAAATATACTTCCTGTTGTAGATCCTGATAATGAAGTAGTATTACCAGAACCAGCTGTACCATTTAATTTACTAGTATTTGTACCACCGTATGTTCCAGCATTTAATGTTAAAGTTTCTCCAGCAATAACTGAAAATATTTTATCTGATATATAAGCACCCGATCCACCAGCAGCTCCTGCTGATTCTCCACCTGCTTTATCATAATCACAACCTATATTACCACCACCGCCGCCACCTACAGCTGCTTGAACATGAATAGCATTAGCTCCAGTTGGTACTGTTGTAGTTGTAGAAGTTCCTGTAACTGTTACAAACGATGTTGCTTGAAATGCAATAAATACTGTTTTCCAAGTACCAGATACATTGGCATATCCTTCATCAACGGATTTCCAAGTACCAGATACATTTCCTGAAATATCTGTAACTGTTTTAAATGTGCCCGAAACATTTGCTGAAGTTACGGCCATGATTAATTATGCTGTATATTTAAACCAAAGATCTCCATCTGATCCGCCTGCTGGATTAGATGTACTAATTGTAAATTTTCTAACTAATTTATTTGCGGTTACTGCATCGTTTGCAATTTTATCTGTAGTAACTGCATTAGAAGTAATTTGTGAAGCTGTAACTGCACCGTCTGCAATTTTAACAGAAGTAATTGCTGATGCATTAATTTTAGCTGAAGTAATAGCATTATCATCTATTTGTGCTGTTCCAATAGTTCCACCTAAGTTAGTTAAACTAACTCCATTCATATTTGTTCCATCTGAATAAGCAAGATATGCTTTACCATTTTCTGTAGTAAATCCTGATCCAGAAGTTGTTTTAAATGTTAATGTGTAAGCACCATGTGTTACTGAATCTTTTACAACGTAAAATTTTTCAATACCATCTGGTAAATTAACTGTAGAGTTTCCTGATAATGTTCCTGTAAGTTCAAGCACCATATTTCTAGCATTAGAAATAGTTGCATTAGACATTGCTAATGTTGTAGTTGTTGATGTTAAAGCAACAGATTGATAACCTGCAACCGCTTGTTGTATTAAATTCCAGTTAGAGTTAGTTTTATCTCCCCATGTGTTAGAGGCTTCCCCCGTAACCATTAACTCTAGTTTAAGATCTGTAGAATATGATGATGGCATAATTAATCTATTATATTAGTTTTAAGCCGCAATATCAACCACCGACCAAGTGCTAGTAGTGTTGGTACTTACTGTTGCCCATGTATTTGTAGTATTAATATCAACCACAGCCCAAGAAATAATAAGAGGGGCACTTACAGCAGTCGTCATTTTAACCCCTGTAACTTGAACACCAATACCTATTACTATTGTTCCTGTAGTTGTATTTAAAGATACTCCAGTTACAGGTACGTCTTTAGATACTGTAGATTGAGCTTGTCCTACTGCAGATTGTAATAAGTTTGTAGATAAGTTTACAATTGCATTTCCTGTAACTACTTCATCTCCTAAAGTTACGGTTAATAAATTAGTACTTACATTTACATTAGCGTTAGCATTAGCAACTACGCTATTAACTGTTGATTGTAATAAGTTAGTAGATAAATTAACAATTGTAACTGGTTGTACTGTTACACTATTAACAGTTGAATTTAATTGTTGTCCTACAACATCAATAGTAAATGCAATATCAACTGCTACTGAATTAACCGTAGATTGTAATAAGTTTCCAGATACACTAACATTAGGTCCAATTGATATTGAAACTGTATTAGTTGTGGATAATAATAAATTTGTACTTAAAGTTATATTCGCATTAGCTGATATAGATTCGTCACCTAAAGATATACTTAATAAGTTTGTGCTAGCATTAACATTAGCATCGGCTGTAATTTGAACTGTATTAACTATTGATTCTAAATCTACTTCTGCTCCTGTAGCAACACTTGCGTTTGCTCCAGCTATAATAGTAACACTATCAACATTAGTTGCAGCTTGAACGCCTGTAAGTTCAACTGTTTGATTTATAATACCTTCTGATGAAAAAGGTGCTTCTGCAAATGCTGTTGCGCCAAAAAACATATAATAATCCTATAATGGGAAGGGTTGGTGTATAGGTGGAAGACCCCTCCCAATATAGAATTATATCATTTCTTAAACCAGCTCGGAAGACCTAGGTGTTGTCTTTTATCAAAGATGTTATCTTTTGCACCTTTAGTTGCAGCATTATTATAATGTAGAAATACTTGTGCGCAATCTTGTCCATTAAATTCTTCTCTCCAATGCTCCAATAAATTACCTCTATAAACTAACATATCACCAGGTTTTAAATCTACTTTAATACCTTTAGTGTTATCAGAGATATAACCTTTACCTTCTACAATTCCTCCCATTTTAGGATTTGGTTCAACATAAATTGGCCATTTGTCTCCACCTAAATTTAATGTAGTAGATATTTCACAAGAGAATCTATCTTTGTGTCTATGTAGTATATCTCCTTTTTTATAAATCCTTGCATATGAATATGTTGGAATTAACTTTAATCCAGTTTGTTTTTCCATAATAGGTTGAACAGCTAATAATAAAGTTTCCATAGCTATATCTGAATAGTGAGAATAAGTATTAGGTACTTGATCATCATTCCATACACCAAACTCAGTTGTAAATGGAGAAATATATCTTGTATCAAACATTGTTCTTGCAACTTGTTTTTTCATTAAAAAATAGTTGTATACAAAGTTTGCAATTTTTGGATCTATTGCTTTTTCAATAACAGTAAATCTATCTTTTTTAAAATTATATTTTTTAGACATTTACCTTTGCCATTTCTTTAGGAACTGCTTGTATATTAAAATGAATAAATCTAAATGGTTCTTTACCATGATCTACTGCATATTCATGTTCCATATATCCTGGGAAGAATATAAGTGTTCCAGGTTTAACTTTAAAGTGTATAAGTTCTGTACCATGCATAATTGCATCTGGTCTTTTAAGTTTTAATTTTGTACAACGTGCTCCTGTTCTTGGTTCATGGAATATTGGATAAGAAGTATTTTCACTTGCTTTAAGAAAGTAAAAACCACCTACATGTTGGTTATGATGGATATGTGCAGAATGATGACCACCACCATTTTTAGCAAATTCTTGTACCCAACTTTCTGAAAAGAAAGTAGTATATTGTTCCATATCAAATCCTTGCCAAGCTAAAAAGTCCCAAGCTTTTTGACCTACATAATTATGAAAATCCCTAAATTTAGTATCGATAGTTAATGGAGTTGAATGATAAGAAGTTCCAAAATCATTATTTTTTTTAATATCTGCTTTTCTTAAATCTCTAGCTTCTTTAATATATTTGTCAGTTGCTTTAGTAAGCGACTTTACAAATTCTGGTTTTTCTTCAAACCAAATTGGTGTTTTAAAATATTCTTGTATAAACATATTATTTAAAAGGATATCCTAAGTTCCATATAACTAAAGAATATCTTGTTCCTCTGGTAACTGGTTGTACTCTATGCCACACAAAAGAAGGAAACACAACGATAGAGCCTTTAGGAAGTATTTCCTTTACAGTCAACACATGCTTATCTTCATCACGCATGTGTGGATCATAATTTCTGCAATCAAACTGTAGTTCTCCACCTGTATATTCTGAACCATCAGTTAATTGGCAAGTTACAGATAATTTTCTAATTTTACCATGACTATTTGGATCTTCTGGTTTATCATAAACTTTATCCCAAGAATCACAATGCCAATCGTAATATTGATTTAACTTATATTTAGTAAATTGGCAAGACTCACTAAAATTCCAATCATAATTCCATCC